ACATTGAGGAGCGCCTAGAGCGTGGATCACAACGTATGGATAGGATGGAGATGTCTGTCTGGGGGGTATATCCGTTCATTTTAGCGTCCGTATTTTTAGCTAAATATTTTTAGAAAGGCTGGTTAGAGGTATGGTAAAAGAAAAAGAACTAGCTTTAAGCGAATCAAGTAGTTTGACGATAGATATAAAAAGCCTGATAGGTATCTTGGCGATGATCCTGTCCATTGCGGCTGTTTATTTCAGTCTGACAGGGCAGATAGCCGCTCTGCAACTCGATGTTATTAGGATGCAAGACTCCGTAGCAACGAACGAAGAGTTCAGAATCAAATGGCCTCGCGGTGAGCTTGGCGCTTTACCTGATGACGCTGTTCAGGATCTCAATATTGAGTATATACAGAAGGAATTAGCCAAAATTCAAGAGGAGTTTGATGACCACATTGAAGATCCTCACATTGGAACTCAGCCGTAGGACAATACTTCTATGAAAACACTACTACTAATATCACTAACATTTCTGCTAGCTGGCTGCTCTTCGCTGCCAGAAGAACCGCAAACGATTGCAGGAGGTGCGCCGGGGCAAATCGACTATTGTGTGACCGTCGTAGGCGCGAACCTGTTTTGTATAAACGCTAAACGAACGTTGGATCGGTAATGAAAGGCGTATTCACTGATCTTGTCCTTAGAACCTTAGACGATCAGCCCGGAGTGTTCCAAGTCGTGTATGATTTTTCTTACGATGGCTCAAGTTTCGTCAATGTTCCAGCAGGTACAACAACGGACTTGGCGAGCATCCCAGCCTTCATGCGGTCGTTCTTTTCCCGAACGGGGCGCAGTAGAAAACCAGCCGTAGTACACGATCACCTTTACGGGAAAAAGTGGGAGACCAGAAAGATTTGCGATCAGCTATTTAGGGAGATGCTAATCAGTAGAGGCTGCTCACGATTCCGAGCGGGTATCTATTATGCTGGAGTCAGATCGGGCGGATGGACTAGGGGAAGGTGGTAACAAATTAGGATACCCCCTCCGAAGAGGGGGGTTGCTCTGGAGAGCATGAGAACGACATTGTGCCAGATAGAGAGAAGGAGACACAATGTCGGGAGGAATATATCACATAACCCGCCAAATACGAACCCCGTACTTACCCTTACTGATGCCTATTCTAGCGTCAATATACCACCCACGACTTGAAGCTATCTTTTCAAACTCATCAATGGCTTTTGGTGCGTCCAAACAGGGGACAAAAACTGATGCCCCTACTGCTATAGCGTCCCACGGAACAACAATCCTTATCCCGTCAGGGCATAGATCAAACGTCCGTACTACCCCCCGCCCCACTGTTGTTCCCCTCTTTGAAGTCTACTACCCACACCATCATGGGATTGATTTTAAATAACGTACCTTTGGCTAACCGCACACTCTCCTGTTTCGCACCCATCTTGTTCTTAAGGTCAGTGGTAAATTGAGCGTAGTTTATCTGCTGCTTACCACACCACTTCCGAAACGGTTTCGGCACTAGAAAGAGCTTCTTGGTATCTGTCTCATAACGTGCAACCAGTTGCCCACGGGGAGTCAGTTCAGGCTGAACAAGGGAATCTACCCCTGCCGTAGACGACCTAGCATCAGCTGTAGACTTAATTCGTAAGATACTGTTGTAGTTTTCAGCGAGATATTCGTTGAGTGTTTGATCTAGAGTTACCGCCATTGAAACCGCATAGCTTTGATTATCAGTCAATACACCTTCGATCCAAGTTGTAATCTTAGGGACGTTATACCTTAGTAACTCTAATCTGTAGGCAATTATACCGGCTGTAATCGAAACCGCTGCCCCCGCTGACCAAAAACGATTTTCTGATTTCAGCCCCACTCGCTTATCTATATTTACTTGTACTTCTTTCAGGAGTTGTCTAACAGCAAGTTGGTTCTTCATAACATATTGTACAAAGATAGCCCCCGCGTGTCCGTGGTGTAGTTGTAACTCATCTGTAAACCTATCAGTCTCTGCTTTAGAATCTGTACTTGTAAACAGTTTATCAACCTGTACTTCTAATATACGCTGGGCCTCTGCACTAGGATTTTCTTTCTTCAAGCGTATACGCTCAATTACACTGGTGTTCCCAGTAGTTACTGTAAGTAAGCTCCACGGTTCTCCACGAGGACGTTCCGCGTTAGCCCCACTCACCATCCTTGCACGCTGCTTACCAGACGTAAATTGGTAGACTAAGCTACTAAGTTCTTCAGGACTTGAATCAGTTAGCTCGTCTATGAATAGCGGCAAGCTATGTAGTATTTCAGCCCTTAACATCTTACTGTTATGCGTATCTCTCTCGTCAAGTACTAAGTCTGAAGGGTTACCCCATATCGAAGCCGCTGCTATCATCGCTGTAGTCTTACCTAGACCTGAATCTTTGCTGTGAAGATGCAAAGCCGAACACGCTATACCGCCGATAAACTCCATCAAGATAGAACCAAAACCCATACACACTACGTACTGATGTAACTCAAACCCATCTCGGTTGTAGAAGTCCATTAGCCCTTTCCACGACTCCAAATCCCCTTTTGGCTCAAAGGCAGGGAACAACCCTACGGTAGAAGCTGATGGAGGGTTGAACTCAATTGAACCCGCGTGAATCTTTTGGTTACCCAATATAAAAGTTTGGTTGTCGTCTGCCCATCCAAATTGCCGGTGCGCGTTATCTGCCATTTTTGTATCCTGTAGTTTGTGAATCCAAGTCATCATGTACTTCATTAAATCATCAACATTTAGGAGAGTGACCCCTTGTTTAGCCATCTCTTTTCTAAACTCGTCGCGGGACGTGACGGCAGTGAGTGGCATTGTGAACTCCCTAACTCCGTCTTTGGGCATGTGTAAACGTATTACTACCCCCTCTCCTGCTTCAAAGTCCATAATTCTTTGCACTACATAAATGTCATTACGGTATATCTCTTTCTCCTCTACATCCCCATCCTTACTTCTAGTTCGTACATACACCCCACCACTAGCACCACGAATATAGGGTTTAGGGAACTCAGGGATTTTGTAAGTAACCGTAGGTGTACTCGGTAGGGAGAACGCGGGAGCTTCTACCGTAACAATGTTATCTTCTTCAGTAGCTTCCTTGATCGACTGCCCAATATATAGAGGGCTACGAAGTTTCCCCCTATTAGGACATGCCCTACAGACTTCAGGATTAGATGCCTCAAACGTGTTACATGTATAGCGTTTGTCCGATGTCAGGTTATCCCACTTCACATCAGTTTCTTGTGGGTCATACCCAAGGTAACCTCGTGATATCTTATGGGCTTTCTCCCTCGTACCATCACTACAGGCTTTAAGGATTGACAACACCCCACGCCATATAGGTTCAGTTACCTCAGTAGGGTTATTTAGAGCTTCAGATATCTGTAAGCAGCCCTTCCCCTTATCAGACTTTGATAAGATGTCTCTAAACTTATACTCGCGGTTATCAAGCGCAGCGAGCATCATAGCGTCTGTCCCCTCTACCTTTTTAAGGGGAACTGGTATTAAATCCCCACCGAGTAACGCACTAAAGTTATCAAAATCAACGGGGGGTACAGAGTGATTACCGATAAAAGTTACTTCCACCGGGGTGTCTGGTTTGTAGTTATGAGTTTGTGGGACACGCAGCACCCGCGCAGCATCTGCGGTAACTTGGGGGTCTGCTTCAAAGCTGTTCTTACTACATAACGCCTTTAGTCGTTCGGCAACGGGCAACCAATCTGCAAGGCAGACGGCTTCTTTTAATATCCAATAAACATGGACACCCCGCCCGGAGTTTATAATCGTTGGACGAGGTAAGGAGTTAACACTACAAAATTGCATTAGGGCCGATATTGCATCTTGCTGCGTAGGAAATTCTTTAGTTGGGCCACAATCTAAATCTAAAAAGAAAGACTTTATGTTCTTTACATTGTCAACCTTACGAGAATTGGTCTTATTAAATGTGGATAAAGCAAAGTATACGTTGAACCCTTGACTATCTAATACAGTTGCACCATCAATTAGGGCATCAACTGTCTTAAAGAACCTCTGCACGCGCCGGTTTGTTTGTGTGTTAGCCGCGAATATGCAGTATAGGCCATCATCTGCTAGAGCCTCTTGTAGAAATATCTTTGTTTCCATAGCTATCCCAAAACCGAAAGTGACCACGGCAGGAGCTAGAAATTCGCCCTCTTCACTAATGCTAGCCGTGGTATTTTAGAGTATAGGCTTCTGTGATTAGAAGCCCAGTAATTACTCTAGTTAGTCGTCCCAGTTCGCGACAAGGGCGCTCAGATCAACATCATCTTTAGGCGCAGGTGTCTTGGACTTCACTTTCTTTTTCGGGGCTTCTATAACCTCTGCCACTTCCGCCGCCGCTTCTGACCCTGTATCAAACACATTTGCAGTAGGGGCTTCGGCCTTTGAGTCAAAACCCTCCGTGGACGCTCCGAAAGGAGACCCAGATTCAAAACCTTCCTCGTCTACTTCAAACGGAGAACGTGCTTCAAGGGGCTTATAGGTTATCACCTGTACCGCACGCAACCGCAAGGAGACCCCTGTACCAATATCGCCTCCTCCGTGGTAGGGGACAGTCTCAACATACAGGTTTGCGATGCTGCCAGTAGTTAACTGGAACCCCTCCGCTAACTCGTTATTCTTAGCGTCGAACTGTTTAGGGGGGTTTACCGCTTCTATCCCGTCAAACGATCCTTTAAGGTTGCACTTCCCAATATATGTCCCATCCTCATCTTTAACAAAGGGCATTGGGACTTTTTCAGGCCAGTTCTTTTTGCGTTTTTCATTGTACGCAACTGCCATTACCTGCATCAAGGCTGTAGCAGTCTCCTCGTCCATACGGAATTTAGTTTCGTACTTCGCGTTCTTTTCCAACGGGCCACACGGCACGCTGTGGTTCTCAGCCTGATCAAACCTGTACGGCTTATCAATACGTGGGTATAGAACATCAACTTTCTTTATAAGGTAACTCATACATTCTCCAAATTATTTTTAATTGTAAACCCGTCCATTACTGCAAACGGGGAACTACTTCTATCTTCTACAGAGACAACATTCAATGTCAGTGCCTGAGTTGTATCCTCATGATCCAACATTTTTTTGACTGTCTCTAGCTCCTGCTCTTCTAAAGGTCGTACTGGCCTGAAGAAAAGTTTTGGTGTGTTGCTCTCGTCATCGAAATATATGTCGGTCACTAGAGCAACGAAAGGCGTTTCTCTCGCCTCAAGGTATCGTGCGTAGGCACGTAGGGGCATATCCCCTCCCATGCTTTCCCCAAATATTGAAGTGGGGGGCAGTTGTAGTTGGTAAACTGTTTCCAGATCATCCTCTAGAACAAGAGCTAAACGCTGTACAAATCTACATGCCCGTCCTACACCCCTACCTGAACCTTTAATATTTTGAGTACAATCTATACAACGCCCCGACTGGCGTTGGTCTTCTGGTACATCTAACGCTGGTGTTTCTTGGTTCTCTGACCAACAAGTAGGTTTAGCCACTTTCTCCGAACTGTAAGCATCTTTGTAATAAATCCTCGATACAAAGGCTACACCTATAATTACTACAGGTATCTTAGTCAATGGCTCTTCAGTCGGTATCCCATTAAACGTCTTTTCGCGGATGCTAATTCTGTTCATAGATCAGCATCGAGTTCAGGGATTGCACTGTCTTCGGGGCTACTATCTGCCCACGACCCTATGTTATCTTCGGTTAAGACTCTAACCTCTGAGATTCTGTCCTCTCCTTTAGTCGCCGTGTACATGGCATCAGAGAGCTTTTCGATGGTGTCAGGATCACTAGTAGTCACCGCAGTCATAAGCCACGGCTCCTCTCCACCCTCATCTGCTAACAACGCAGCTTCCACCGCCGCAAGGTTAAACCTATACGTCTGTTGAATGTGCACATAGGTGTCTTTGGGAATCTTACCTTGGTGTACCCAAGTACGGATTAACCTTTCCGATACCTTAAAATGGTCAGCTACCCCTTTGACGTTAACGAATTCATTTAGCATAGTTATTTCTTCCTTACTGAAATTGTGTAGGTGGAATTAGAGTTAAGCCCTTTTGGTAGTAACTCAGGATTGTCTTCTAGAAACTCTCTCATATGTTTCTGGTTAATGCGTTTATCCAGTAGGGAAGGCTCTTTATGTTCCAGTATGAACTCGTGCATTTTTGCCCAATCGTTCGTCCAATACTTTTGTTGAACCGTTCGATAGAACAAACCTTCCGAGGTTCTAACACTATCGACCCCATGTTCTTTACAATGGGCTAATAGGGCCGCCTTAATCTTGTCAAGATCCTCTACAAGCGCCGTATCTTCTGCCTCATAATCCCGCTTAATCTCAGAACGCCGATCACGTATCTTTACATACGTCTTTACCATCTTATCCAGAGTTACCTCTGGAAGAGGCTCGTCTTGTGTAGCAGGGTCGTTCATTCCGGTCTCCTTCCCTTATCGAATGATAGATTGTAATGGATGACGGTGGACTACGCAAGTATATCGTTGTATAAATCTATCATCTTTGTATGGATGTTGATTTTATTGTCTAACATAGCGTAAACACGTTTTTCTATGGCCGATCCTTGCAACTGTACCACAGTACATTTATGGTCTTGCCCCGTTCTATGTACACGTGCGTTAGCCTGTAGGTAAGTCTCCAACGAGGAAGTTGGCCCCCACCAGACAACGGTATTGGCAGCGGTCAAAGTCACCCCATGTGCAGCGGCTTGTGGCTGAATGACGAGCACTCTGGGGTTATCGGTTCTCTGGAATCGGCTGAATATTTCCGTACGTTTACCGGCAGATACATCCCCACGTATCACTTCAGCGGTTATACCTTCCCCCTCTAGCTTATCTACAAGGATGTCGATAACGTGTTTAAAGGGTACAAAGATCAATACCTTTTTACTTGACTCATCAATCACTTCCCGTAGGACTTTGTATCGGTGTGCGATATCAAACTCTAACGTGTCTCCAGTATCGGTATAGACTGCCCCGCAGGATATTTGTAATAGCTTATTCATGGCAACCGCAGCGTTAGCCGCGCTAACTTGCTCCCCACCTGCGTCCATCACTAACTTATCTTGTAACAGCTTATAGTACTTGTTCTGCTGTCGAGTTAACGCTACCTCACGTTTGACATAGACCATCGGGGGTAAATCCAAGCACTCATCCTTCGTATACCTAATAGCGGGTTGCAATACTTGATATACCGTTTCGGTTGCATCGGGTTTTGGCACCCATCTAAAGTTAGTCACCTTAGTCATTACACGATCCCGAAATGCCCCCGCAAATCTGGGTACAGCAGCGGGGTTGACTAGTTTCGCTAACCCGAAAGCATCTACTGGACTTTGGGCAGCGGGGGTGCCAGTCATCATCCACAACCACGGCTCTGAGGTCATCAGCCTCTTAAGCGTTTTCCAGCGTTTAGTCTGCGCGTTCTTGTAGTGAGTTGCTTCATCTACAATGATCAGGTCAAACCCCCCTTTCGTTATGACTTCTTCTACTATGTTTACCCCGTCATAGTTAATCACTACATACTCAGCGTCACTCTCAATAACTTCGGTTCGCTTCTTTTTGGAACCATAGGCCACACCTACCTTACGGTGCATAGCAAAGGTGAACAGATCATTACGCCAAGCCGAATCCATAATAGATAGAGGACATATGACGAGAACTCTGGATATAACTTTAGCGTTTAACAGGTAATCGGAAGCCCAGATAGCACTCGCGGTTTTACCTGTGCCTTGCTCGTTAAAGCAGAAAGCACGTTTGTGCATGGTGAGAAATGATGCGGTAGTTTTCTGATGGTCGAAGGGAGTATGTTTACCCGTCCATGTGTACTTACCCTCGATAGGGGAAGGGACTTTTATATTAAGGTTTTTTAGTACGTGGGCTTCATCAATCCCCCACTTCACTAGCACTTGGTTGTCAGGTAATGCTTGGCTTCTTGGTATAACTGTTGTTACTTTTGCAGGGTGGCGCAGTCGTAGCAGCACCGCTTTGTTATCAACGATTTGCATTGAGGTAGTTCCTACTAAAGGGTTGTTAAAATAGATTCACGTTCTTTTTTAGAGCCTTGGGATGTAACTAGAGTGGCTACATCAGTATGGTATCCTGCTTTATATCCGCTACTACGCCACATACGTTTGCCTCTAAGTATTAATGCCCAAAAGGAAGCCTCTTCGTCTACTTGTATACTCCTACGCAGGTTGTATTTCGAGTAGGCTAACGTACCTACGTTTACCCGCCCCCCAAATAAATTAAATGCGTCCATAGAGTTAACGGTAGTACCTCCATGAGGAGTGTATGCTCCTGACGTAAGGTATGGCCCTAAAAATACAGGTAAGTTTAATTCTCTAGCGTAGGCGGCACATTGTTCAAAATGGGCTGCTAAGTTAGTAACATTAAGCCCTCGTTTGTGCTCAAGACTTAAACGAGGTTTACACTCTATGCCAAACTGAAATGACGCTCCTCCTACTAATCTATTTAATGGGGCAGTCATTAAGAAGTCAATTCTTTTGCCGTTAGGTAGTTTATATTGTTCTTCACATCCCCAACCAACATTTAACGCAAGTTGCTGTATTACTTTTGACGCATCTTTTTCTGTAGCGATATCTTCCGGTACGGGCAGTGCCTTTTTATACCATCCAGTACGCTCATCAATTTCAATCTCCATTCCTTTTCTCTCTTTCTTAGTTCGCAACGTATAAACGTGTTAGCCCTGCTTCGCCTACAGATAGGGCTAGGTCTGCATGAACACAGTTAACTATGTAAGGCTAGCTCGATTTTTGTAGGGGATGTAATTATTTAGAGAGAACCCTAAACCCCTACGTTTTTTAAAGACGCATCAAGTTAAGCGTCTACGAAGCTACTTCTTTTTCTTTTTGTAGTTACGGCTACGGTTCTTGCTGGAACTCTCTACCGTAACGCCGTCTTCATTATTACCGCCCTTACTCAGGGGTTTTTTGTGAGAGATATCCTTTCCCTCACGCTTGTCGGCTTTACCATTCTTATTCTTATCGCCGCCTTTCTTCTTCTTGGCTTTAGCATCCATCTTCTGCCTAGCACGTTGGCGTTCCATACGTGCTGTAAACTCTTTACTACCTACTGGCTTGTTCTTTTGTTTCTTTCTATCTTCTTTGTTCTTGTATGGCATTAACTTCTCCTCCCGTTGTGTTCACATTCCACCACTATGCAGTGTGCTCGGCATAACCCTGATGGGTTAGGGTTCCACACATCATTTTTAAATGCGGTTTCCAGTTTTGTATACCCACCTAACCATTTCTCCCAGAGGTGTCCTTGATCGAGCGACACATAGTTACCCTTTATTAACTCGTTAGAGACTACAAATAATAACCCCCCACGAACCGTTTTAATGTTAGGGAAGAACTTAAAGACAGCCAAGGCCATCAACTCAAGCTGCCCCTTGTCTGCATACCTAGCACTCTTCCCTGTCTTGTAGTCAATGACCCATGCAAGGTCTTCCTCTTCATCAATGATCACTAAGTCAGCAATACCGCGCCACCACACATCATCTGCAAAGAAGTCACACGGTTCTAGGTTCTCGGTCAACCCCATCTTGTACTCGCATAGTTTGTCTCCTCGCTTTGCATTGAGGTTATCCAGTGCATCTTTTGCATAGGCAAACTGTGGGGGTATAGGGGTCTCATCTTGGATGTATTCTTCAGCAGCGGTATGGAAAGCGATGCCGTAAAGCATAGCCTCTGACTCACTATCTTTG